CTTTGTTGATAAATCCAGCCCGTGAAGCCTGACCCTTTTCATACACACACAGCGCCATCCGAAGAATCGGAGGTGAGGCTATGACCAGAATGAGCACCATTTACAGCAGACTTTCATATGGAACAGGAACCACGCTGACCGGCTGCGGTGTATCAGCGAAGGCATATGCCGAAACAGCAAAAACAGCAAAAGAGGTGTCCTGGATGTTGGCCGACAGAATTGCAGGGTTAAGCCTGAGCGACTGGGCAATTATTGTCGGTATCGCATGCACCGTTATCACCTGTGCAGTGAACTGGTATTTCCGCTGGAAAGAACGGGAGGATCGGCGCAATGGCTATGCCACCAAAGCTGAAGAATAAACTGAGCGCAGCAGTCGTTGGTCTGATTCTTGCCGGGGCTTCCGCGCCCGTGATTCTCGATCAGTTTCTGGATGAGAAAGAGGGTAACAGCCTGACGGCATATCGCGACGGCGGTGGACTCTGGACTATTTGCCGTGGCGCCACGATGGTTGATGGTAAACCCGTTATCCAGGGCATGAAGCTGTCAGCTGAGAAATGCGCCCAGGTAAACGCCATTGAACGCGACAAGGCGCTGGCGTGGGTTGACCGAAATATCAAAGTACCACTGACCGAACCACAGAAAGCCGGGATCGCATCTTTCTGCCCCTATAACATCGGCCCCGGGAAATGCTTCCCATCTACGTTCTATAAGCGCATCAATGCCGGCGACCGTAAAGGTGCCTGTGAAGCGATTCGCTGGTGGATTAAAGACGGCGGCCGCGATTGTCGCCTGACCAAAGGGCAGAAGAATGGTTGTTATGGGCAAGTAGAACGACGCGACCAGGAAAGCGCGCTGGCGTGCTGGGGGATAGACAAGTGAGCCTGCGCTATCAGTTTATTGCCATTTCGCTGCTGGTGACCGTTGCATTCATTGCTGGGAATGTATGGAGCAGCCGCGGTTGGGAAAAGAAGTGGGCCGAGCGTGACAGTGTGGAATCATCGCAAACAGCGAACGCCCAGACCGCCGCCCGCATGATTGAACAAGGGCGAATTGTTGCCCGTGATGAGGCCGTCAAAGATGCACAAGCACAAGCCGCTAAATCTGCTGCCACTGCTGCTGGCCTGTCTGCCACTGTTAGCCAACTGCGCACCGAAGCAACAAAGCTTGCCACCCGCCTGGATGCCGCAAAGCACACCGCAGATCTTGCCGCTACCGTCAGAAGCAAAACAGCCGGAGCCGACACAGCAATGCTCGCCGACATGCTCGGAGATATTGCAGCAGAAGCTAAACGTTATGCTGGAATCGCTGACGAACGCTACCGCGCCGGAATGACGTGTGAACGCATTTACGACTCGGTGAGAGAGTCAAACAACAAGCCTATGGCCTCGCAATAGCGGGGTTTATCACAGCGAGGATAGGAAAGTGGAAAAAGAACAAAGCAATGCACCGCGTTATGACCAAGCCAGTTTTGAAGCAGCATCAAAGCCGCTGATCCAATGGCTGAACGAAAACGCCAACCCTCACGCATCGGTCATCGTTGATTGCACCAGTGCAGTGCTCTATACCGGGGAAATTGCCGTCAACACGAAAGAGTTCCTGAAAGACTGAGTAGGCATTACAGAAGCTCTTCACTGAGGGGCTTCGATAATGAAATCCTGAGGTAATAAAAATGGCAAAAACAAAATGGCCTAAGTTACCGCGCTTTTTCGTTCCGTTGTTTCACTGTGCGAATGTGTATCTGTGTCGGTCAAAAGAGGAATGGCAGCAGGCAGAAAAAGCGCTTGGTGTCTCCCTGGCTGACATAAGCATGTTCAACGGCGCGTGCCGCCATTTTTTCGATGATGTAACAGGTGAAAACGTTTATCTGATTGGTGTTTTCGATAACAGCGTTAGTACCCTTGTTCACGAATGCGCTCATGCAACGTTTTACTGCTGCAATGATGTTGGTGTGACAATCGACACTGGAACGGCAAACGAAACCTACTGCTATCTGCTCGACAGAATGTTTTCGGCATTTTTGCCGTATATAAAACAGGATTAACTCATGGTGAACGAAGACGAGCGCAGGCCACTTCCACCAGTTAATTTCATTGGCCCTGATAACTGGCAGCCCTACACCAGATTGATTCCCGCCAATGAAGTGCATGACTGGATAAGCCATCAAATCCTCAGCGATAGCGGAAGCATCCATAACCCAGACCACGCCCATTTAATGGAAGCTGATTTGTGTTTTATGTGGGCTTCTGACTCATTCGCGAAGAAAGGGCGCTACGTTCTCGGTCAGGCTGAGCAGGTAATGCTCCGTGCCGGTGGCTGGCAGAAGGCAAGAATGGAACAGCAGATGTATGAATGGTTCGGGCGCATCCCGAAGTTCATCATCACGCTGGCAGCAGATTACTGCTCACAATGCAGTGACCTCGAATTCTGCGCATTAGTAGAGCATGAGCTTTACCACATTGCCCAGGCCACTGATGACTTCGGCGCACCTAAGTTCAACAAAGAGACCGGGCAGCCAGTTCTCACATTGCGCGGCCACGACGTTGAAGAGTTCGTTGGTGTAGTACGTAGATACGGGGCGAGCACTGAAGTGCAAGAACTAGTGGACGTAGCCAATCAACCTGCAGAGGTGGCAAAACTTAACATCGCCAGAGCGTGCGGGACGTGCATGCTGAAACTGGCTTAATTTTTTGACTGAATATGACGGGTAGGTAAGCTATGGCGACACTGAAAGGTGAGGTCAAAGCCTTCATCGTTCAGTCCCTTGCCTGCTTCGATACTCCATCCCAGGTGGTTGAGTTGGTCAAAAAAGAATTTGACCTGAGCATCACGCGTCAGCAGGTCGAATCACACGACCCGACGAAAGCAAACGGCAGGGGGCTGGCGCAGAAATGGGTTGAGCTATTCCATGAAACCCGCAAGCGCTTCCAGACCGAATTAAGCGACATCCCGATCGCCAACAAAGCCTATCGTCTACGCGCGCTTGACCGGATGATGACTAAAGCCGAGAGCATGAGAAACATGGCATTGGCCGCCACTCTTATGGAGCAGGCTGCCAAAGAGGTTGGCGATGCGTACAGCAACAAGCAGAAGGTCGAGCACACCAGCCCGGATGGAACAATGACGCCGAAGCCAACCATCATCCAGCTACTACCCGTTGAGCCGAAAGCATGAGTGAAGCCGTCCAACTGCCGATCCCCGCTAAGCTTGCCCCGTTATTCACAGCCACCAATAAGCGTTACCGGTGCTCACATGGTGGTCGAGGTAGTGCCAAGACGCGCACATTCGCGCTGATGACTGCGGTAAAGGCTTACCAGTCGATGATGAACGGTGAAAGCGGTGTGGTGCTCTGCGCGCGTGAGTTCATGAACTCGCTGGAAGAGTCGAGCATGCAGGAGGTGAAACAGGCGATCCTGTCTGTTCCCTGGCTGGCTTCCAACTTTGACATCGGCGAGAAGTACATCCGCACCATCGACAAGAGCGTTAACTACGTGTTCTGCGGTCTGCGGCATAACCTCGACAGCATCAAGTCGAAAGCGCGCATCCTGCTGTGCTGGGTCGACGAGGCTGAATCAGTCAGCGAAATAGCCTGGCAGAAGCTGAGCCCGACAGTTCGTGAGGAAGGTTCGGAGATTTGGGTGACGTGGAACCCGGAGCGCGACGGTAGCGCCACGGATAAGCGTTTCCGTAAAGAAGCCGGCGACGACTGCATCACTGTTGAGATGAACTACACGGATAATCCGTGGTTCCCCGACGTGCTGGAAGGTGAGCGGCTGAACGATGAGCGCCGTCTTGACCCGGCAACCTACGCATGGGTGTGGGAAGGGGCTTATCTCGAAAACTCTGATAAGCAGGTGCTGGCCGGAAAATACCGGATCGCTGAGTTCTCGGAAAACCTCTGGAAAGAAGCTGAGCGCCTGTTCTTCGGTGCCGACTTCGGTTTCGCCAAAGACCCGAACACGCTGACTCGCTCGTTCATCCTGCACAACCGGCTGTACATCGAATACGAGGCATACGGTCAGCAGACAGAGCTCGACCATATGCCAGAGCTGTACGATACGATTCCAGGTGCGCGTGACTGGCCCATTAAAGCCGACTCCGCTCGACCCGAGACGATCAGCTATCTCAAGCGGCAGGGTTTCAACATCTCAGCCGCTGAGAAATGGCAAGGAAGCGTTGAGGACGGGATCGCCCATCTTCGCGGATTCGACGAAATCATAATCCATCCGCGCTGCAAGAACGTAGCGCGTGAGGCCCGTATGTGGTCGTACAAAACAGACCGCATCACTGGCGAGGTATTGCCTAAACTGGCAGACGGTTTCGAACACTGTTGGGACGGTATTCGCTACAGCCTAGACGGACACATTAAGCGCAAAGGTCAGATGGCCGGGATGATGATCCCAAAAAGGTTGCGTTAAAAATTAAAGATTCACCAAGAATTGACGTTATTTATTAATGATGTACTTACAAGGAGATAGTTATGCAGCATCATTTCAAAAACGTCATTTTCCAGCGTATCGCGAAGGGTTCAACGGTTGGCAATCAGGTAAAGCTAAACGATGTTCTTGCTAATGGGAAGACGGAATCAGCTCTGCTCGAGGCGCTTCAGAAGCAATTTAAGGGCGATACGATAAAGCTGAAAAGCTACCAATAAGTTCAGGCCACTTCGGTGGCCTTTTTCATGCCTTAACTCCACCAACGGATAAACCATGACTGACCAATTAACTCTCGCCGTCAACCATGCTTTGAACGATGCGCGGATGACGCGCGCCCGCATGGGGCTGCTTAACCCTTCGATGGGGCTGGACGCCAAGCGAAATTCAGCGTGGTGCGAATACGGCTTCAAAGAAGAATTAACCTTCGGCGACCTCTACAAGCTCTACCGCCGTGGTGGTATTGCTCACGGCGCTGTCGAAAAGCTTGTTGGTAAATGCTGGCAATCAAACCCTGAGATTATTGAGGGTGAGAAGTCTGATGAAGCTCGCAAGGAGACGCAATGGGAGTCCAAAACAAAGCAGGTTTTCACTAACCGACTTTGGCGCGCGTTCCTTGATGCCGATCGTCGGCGTCTCGTTGGTCGTTATGCAGGGATTCTCCTCCATATCCGTGACAATAAATCATGGAATCTGGAGCCAACGATAGGACGCGGTCTGGAGAAAGTCAGTATTGCATGGGCTGACTCGCTGAAAGTCAGCGAATGGCATGACGGACTGGTTTCAAAGAACTACGGACAGCCAAAGATGTGGCAATACACAGAGATTCTACCCAACGGTTCCTCTCGTCGTGTCGATATCCATCCAGGTCGCGTTTTCATTCTTGGTGACTATAGCAATGATGCGATCGGATTCCTTGAGCCTGCATACAACGCATTTGTCAGTCTGGAGAAGGTGGAAGGCGGTTCCGGTGAGTCATTCCTGAAGAACGCCGCGCGTCAGCTTAACGTCAACTTCGAAAAGGAAATCGACTTCAATAATCTGGCATCGCTGTATGGCGTGACTGTCGATGAATTACAGGAAAAATTCAACGAAGTCGCCGGTGAAATTAACCGTGGTAACGATGTGCTAATGACCACTCAGGGGGCGACAGTTACCCCGCTTGTCACTACCGTGGCAGACCCTACGGCAACCTACGACGTTAACCTCCAGACGGCTGCTGCGGGCGTGGACATCCCGACACGCATCCTTGTTGGTAATCAGCAGGCTGAGCGTTCCAGCACTGAAGACCAGAAATACTTCAATGCCCGCTGCCAGTCTCGCCGTGGCGACCTGTCATTCGAGATTGAGGACTTCTGCGACAAGCTGATCGACCTCGGCATTATCGACCCGATAGGGCAGAAAACAGTAATCTGGGACGATCTTAATGCGCAAACCGACAGTGAAAAACTGGATGCCGCGCAGAAGATGGCGCAGATAAACAATGTGTCCCTAGCAACTGGTGAGCAGCCTTTCACTGGTGAAGAGATTCGTGTGGTGGCTGGATATGAGGGTTCACCAAAACCTCTTGCTGAGGGAGATGATGACGATGACGAAGGCAAAGTCACCGATACTACCCGGAAACCTTAAAGATCCGACAGGTGCTGACCGCCTTGAGCGCGGAGCAATGAACGAGTTCGCCAGGCGAATGAAGCGTATCAGCAAAGCCTACAAGGACATTCTCGACCGCATTCCTGCATCACCATCAGTAAACCGGCGCTATACATTCGACCTCGATTCCACTCAGCTATCAATGCTTCTCAGTAATGCCTCATTGCTGGTGGATGAGATATTGGGTGCGGATAACGAGACGGGGTTCTGGTTCTGGACTGATTACGTCAATCCTGCGTATCAACGCGGCACGGCGCAGGAGTTCGCCAATCTGTCACAACAGTCAGCAGTATATGCGGCAGGACAGGAAAGCATATCGACAATCCTCCTGAGTGAGCCGTACCGGCGCAGGCTGATTCTGGTTCGGGCGCGAACCTTCGAGGAAATGAAGAACCTCAGCGTCACTGTGAAAGCCGACATGGCGAGGATACTGACCGATGGGCTTGGGCGCGGACAGAACCCGCTGGAAATAGCGAAACGCATCACTGAGCAGACGGGAATTGAGTCTCGTCGGGCTAATCGTATTGCCCGGACGGAGATTACCACCGCGCTGCGCCGTGGGCGCCTGGACGAGGACGACGAAGCCAGGGAGCAATATGGCATCCGTACAAAGCAGATGCATATATCAGCGCTAAGCCCGACGACCCGTAGCACGCATGCCGCGCGCCACGCTCACCTGTACACCGCAGAAGAACAACGGGAGTGGTGGGCTAAGGATGCAAACAGCGTGAACTGCAAATGCTCCACGATCGCGGTACTGGTTGATGAAAACGGCAATCCGTTAAGCGACACCATCGTCGATAAGGCTCAGAAAACATTTAACACAATGAAAGCCCGTGGTTACCAATGGGCTAAGGGTTAACTCATGCCATCTCAAATTCAGGTAAACACCAAAGTAAACAGCCAGTCTATTCGTCGGGAGACATATAACGGGCGAGAGCATGTGGTGATCCCAAGTTACACGCTTCCCGCCAACGTGATTATGAACAGGGAGTTCTATCCAGAAGCAGAGATAGCCGCTAACTATCAGAGCATGGAGGGGACGATCGCGCCGCTAGGTCATCCCACGGTTGATGGTCATCATGTTTCTGCATTCTCACCTGAAGGGCTGTGTACGGGCTTCATCGGTGCGTGGAATCGAAATGTGAGCCTAAAAGGAAACCGTGTTTATTCAGAAAAGTGGGTGGATGTTGAGCGCGCGATGGAATCACCTGGCGGTCAGCGCCTTATGGGGCGCATTGCTGCACTGGAGAACGGTGAATCATCAGAGCCTATCTGGTCGAGTGTTGCTGTCTATCGTGAGCAGATCCCCGCCCCTGAAGAACTCAAAAAGCAAGGTGCTGATTGGGTAGTAAAGATTCACTCAATTGATCATGACGCAATCCTTCTCGACGAACCACCGGCAGCCGGGCCTGAAAAAGGCGTCGGACTGATGGTGAATGCCGATCAGGCAATATCTCTACAACCAAACTCTGGAGCATTGATCGGTGAATCTTATCGCGAGCGCGAGAGCCGACTTGACCGGGCTGTAAGAGAGAAATTTGCATCCGGTCCAGAGGAATATGCCTGGGTAGCGGATTTTACCGACACACAAGTGGTGATCGTCCGCAATGGTGGCAAGGCCGAGGTGTACGGATATTCCAGCGACGGCGGAAAAATTAAATTCGACGATTCAGGAACGGCAGTTGCCCGTCAAGAGTCCTGGGTAACCATCGCCGCAAACAAATTCAAAGCTCTATTCACACCGCAGGAACAGCCTGCAACAAACCACAAAACGGAGGGCGACATGCCTTTAACCAAAGAAGATACAGAACTGCTTCGCAAAATCGTTGGTGAGGCCATCGCCGCTAATAACGACGTGACCATTAAGCCTCTGAGTGAAAGCATTGCAGCTATCCAGACGAACCAGCAGCAACTTTCTGAAGCCCTGACTGCCAACTCCCGCGCCGAAGAGAAAACGAAGCGTGAAGCGGTGGCAAAAGTTCACGGCGAGATTGTGGCCAATGCACTGTCAGGTGAAGCGCTGGACGCGATGTTTAAAACAATCGGTGAATCCGCGCCGCTGGGTACCAACTCTGCGCAACAGCAGAAAGTAACCGGTGCGCCGAACCCTGACGAATACTTCAAATAAGGAGCCAGAATAATGGCACGTTATCGTCGCGTTAATATCGACGGTCAGTCTCTGTACAAGACCGAAACCCGCGTTACTGCCGCAGCCTTGCTGCCCGGTACTGCGGCAGTCATCAATGGCGACAATGAGTTCGCGCAGGCAACTGCGCTGGCTGGTCGTATCTACATCATCGATGTTGCTTATCATCAGGGTCTCAAAATCACTGAAGCAGTGCCAGCCGGCGACTCCGCCGTGGGTAACTACGTAGAAGAGGGCCGCGAGCTGGCGCTGCTGTGCGTGGCGGGCACTTACGCTAAAGATGATCCAATCAAGCTGGGTAGTAATGGGCAATTCACCAAAGCTACTGCAGACACAGATTCGGTGATTGGCTATAGCCAGGACGATGCGACCATCGCAGCCAGCAATACCGATTTCATCCGCGTGCGTATGCGCGTCGGTACCGTAGCCGCTGCAGGTGCTGGCGCTTAATCAGGAGAATAATAATGTATTTTACCGCTGAAACACTGGCTACTAACCGCCGACTGCAAGGGCACTGGAGTGAGCTGTGGGCCAATCGTGATATCTATAACGCCCAGCATGACATGATGGTCAACGCGTACCGCACGCGCATGACGCATGAAATGCTGGCGGCGAATGCCATCGGTGGCTTTACACGTGAATTCTGGGCCGAAATTGACCGCCAGATTATCCAGATGCGCGATCAGGAAATTGGCATGGAAATCGTCAATGACCTGATGGGTGTGCAGACCGTGCTGCCGATTGGGAAAACTGCAAAGCTGTATAACGTCTCTGGCGATATCGCGGATGATGTGTCTATCAGCATCGATGGTCAGGCGTCTTACTCTTTCGATAATACTGAGTTTGGTTCTGATGGCGACCCGATCCCGGTATTCACTGCTGGTTACGGCGTTAACTGGCGCCATGCTGCCGGGCTGAGCACTGTCGGCATCGATCTGGCCCTGGAATCTCAGTCGGCCAAGATGCGTAAATTCCACAAGAAGCGCGTCGACTTTTACCTGAACGGCGCTGCCAGCATCGTGGTTGATGGTCTGCCAGCGCAAGGTATGAAAAACCACCGCAACACTCAGAAAATCAACCTGGGTAGTGGCGCTGGCGGCGCCAACATCAATCTCACCACCGCTACACCGGCTGATCTACTGTCGTTCTTTGGCCCTACAGGTCCATTTGGCCTCACTGCCCGCCGTAACAAGGTTACAGCTTACGACAAGCTGTGGGTGAGCTCTGAAGTCTGGGCCAACATGGCTAAGCCGTATCTGGTGGATATCAACACCGGCACAAATGCGCTGCTTAGCGGAACCGTTCTGGATGCGATCAGCAAGTTTATTCCTGCTAAGTCTATCCAGATGACCTATGCACTGGAAGGTAACGAGTTCCTGGCGTACGAGCGCCGACAGGATGTGATTTCTCCTCTGGTAGGTATGGCTGTGGGCGTTGTACCGCTCCCGCGCCTGATGCCGCAGAGCAACTACAACTTCCAGATCATGTCCGCAGAAGGTTTGCAGATTAAGAAGGACGGCGAAGGTCTGTCCGGTGTGGTCTACGGCGCTAACCTGGCTTAAGGAGCAATAATGGCTGAAAAATACGAAGTGGTTAAGCCGTGGCACGGCGTTGCGCTTGGTGACGTTGTTGAGCTGGGCAAAGTTCATCCGTCGCTGAAACCGCATGTGCGCAAGCTGTCCGATAAAGCTGCTGCGGAACTGGTACCTGCAACCCCGGGCGCTGGCACTGACAACAAAGCGCGCAAAGAGGCAGTCATTGCCCGACTCGATGCGCTGGGCATTGAGCATAAAGGCAACCTGGGCCTGGAGAAGCTCACCGAATTGTTGCCGGAAGGTGAACTCGAAAAGCTTTTCCCTGTTGAATAACAGCCGCCGCTAAGGCGGTTTTTTTATGCCCCGCTACGGCGGGGCTAATAAGGTGCATAACATGATCCCAGAAGATATGAAGCAACCATTGCCGTACACGCAGTTTGCTGAGATTTCATCGTTGAGCGTCGCCAATGAGATCAGTTTGGCAATATCCAGTACCACCGAACTGGTTAAAGACTCGTCGAGCGTGGAACGACTGATTCTCCTGAAGCATCTTCGCGCGCTTTGCGATCTGCAACTCAATAAATTATCAGGTCTGGAATAGCTATGGTAACGCTGGAGAAGGCCAAAGAGTATTTGCAGAGCCAGGGAATAAATCTTCCTGACTTCATGCTTCAGTCGTTAGTGGATGATGTTAACAGCATTCAGGAATGCCTTGATTCTCACTATCCGGCATCAAAGGCGTTGGCAATCCAGATGTATTTGCTTGCACTTATGGGCCTGGGGCAAGGCGATAAGTACATCAGCTCCCAGACCGCACCCAATGGTGCATCGCGTTCATTCCGGTATCAGTCGTTTGCCGACCGCTGGAAAGGGGCGCTGGCGCTGTTGCGTGGCGCTGACAAACACGGCTGTGCTAATGACCTCATCCCTCCTGACCCGACAAATACCGCATTTGCTGGTATCTGGATTGGCAAGGGTGGTTGCATGTGTAATGGGGCTAAGTAATGGCATGGGTATCGGTTAAGAAGCGATTACCTGAGCCGTTCGTTAAGGTCTGGGTGATGACCGACAGTGGTAAGCGCGTTACCGGCTATGTGAAAAGTAACGGTGACTGGTATCTGCTGTGCCGGAAGGTTGCGTCGGAGAATCCGGAGGTGATCCGGTGGGAGGATAACGGTGTCTGAAACAGCCGCATGGAGTTATACCAATGTTGCCACTGTCTACCCTCGTGTCTATGACGACTGGAACAACACCTGGACAACCGGAACCCCCTACCTGATTGACTGCACCTGGACGGCAAATAATGAAGTTGCTGTAGATGCCAGCGGGAAAGAGTTCACCACGAACCTGATTTTCTTCACGGAGCTTAAGCGTAACGGCGTCGATGCGACCATGCCGAAGCGCGACTGGTACATCGCAAGAGGCGACACAACATCTCAGGTCGATCCGCTGAAAGCTGGCGCGAACGTCATCAAAGCGGTGACCGAGTGGGATATGTCACCATTCGGCGAGGAGCCTGACTACAAAATTCTGACATGAGGTGATTTATGTTCTCGCTTGGATTAGCTTGCTTTGCCCTCGGCTTCTCTTGCTGCGCTGCGTTTATTCAAATAATCAGGTGGTGGCATGCCCGTTAAAGGTATCAAGCGTGTTCAGATGAACACCCGTAAGGTGCTGGCAGAAATTGCCGGGCCACGCACAGAAAGAGTGCTGACCGAGGTCATGATTGTAGGATCGTCTCATGCAGCACTACTTACCCCCATTGACACCTCCACGCTCATCAACAGCCAGTACAGAAAGCTTGAACCTATATCTGGAGGGATGCAGGGAAAGGTTGGGTACACGGCTGCATACGCTGCCGCCGTTCATGGCATGTCAGGGAAGCTAAAAGGTCAGCCACGTGAACATTTTGGCAGAACTCGCGCCGGAAAAGAATTCGGTGGTGGAACGGGGAAAGGCAATTATTGGGATCCTGATGCTGAACCGGGGTTCCTGACCAAAGGCTTCGAGCGTGACGGCCTCAACGAGATTAAGGCCATCATCAAGCAAGGATACAAAGTATGACGCGTAGCGAAGTGTATGATGCGCTGAGGGCGTGGCTGCAGTCGCATGGCTTTGATGTTGGTTATCGTGTTCAGAAGCGTTTCTGGAACGAGCTGGAGAATACAGAGGGGGAAAGATACCTTGTTATCCAGCAGAACGGCGGCGGTAAGCCAGAAGAAGCGATAACCCGCGATTATTTCCGCATCCTCCTCCTGTCAGGTCAGAACGACAGCAATATTAACCAGGTTGAAGACCGCGCTGATGCAATCCGCCAGGCGATGATCGACGACTACAAAACTGAGTGCATCATCTCGATGCAGCCAATCGGCGGTATCACCGCCATCCAGACCGAAGAAGGTCGTTACCTCTTCGATATTTCCTTTCAAACCATCATTTCCCGATAACACGGAGATAAAGACATGGCATGTGAAGCTGGTGCTTTCACAGGGCGTGATGTCGTCGTTTACTACGCGATTGGCTGCCCCGAATTACAACCCGCCAACGGTGACTATAAGCGCCTTGGTATGATGCGCGGGAAGACTGTTTCCGCTGAGTGGGATACCGCAGACGCTACCGCTGATATGAGCGCAGCGTACACGCAGGAAAATCTTGTTACCTATAAGAATATTTCGTTCTCAGGTGACGGTGTTACCCGCAAAGAAGATGTGTACGCGCAGAATGCACTGAAGCGTCATGTCTATAATCCGCCGGCAGAGACCAGCAACCAGCCGTATGTGTGGTTCAAAATCATCTCCCCTAACGATATCACCGAAGGTCCGTTCATGGTGACGTCATGGGGCGATGAAGCGCCGCACGACGATGTCGCCACCTGGTCTATCGAAGCATCTAGTGCGGGACAGGTTGATGTACGCGACGTCGGCGCGGTGATTACCATCACTACGCAGCCGCAGAACCGCACGCTCACGGTGGGTGATGCACTAAACCTGTCTGTGGCAGCAAATGTCTCTGACAGCTCCACTCTGACCTATCAGTGGAAGAAGGACGGCACTGACATCACCGGTGCAACGAACGCTACCTACACGAAGGCCAGCGTCGATACTGATGATGCGGGGTCTTACTCCTGCCAGGTAACATCATCAACCGCCGGTTCGGTTACCTCTAATGCGGCTACCGTGACTGTGAACGAAGCCTAAACCCATGGGAGGCTTAGCCCTCCCTCTTATTGAGAGTTTCCATGAAAGCAATCACCGATATCGGCCAGGCTGTCATTCGCGCCAGCGGCAAAGAGATATTCCTCAACCCTTCATTCCTGGCTATGTCCCGAATCGGCACGCCTGAGCAAATCGTTGATGCTTTCGTGAAAGTTCATGCAGGCCATTACCCAAAGCACAGAATTGCGGACCAGCAGATACTCAAAGCGGCTAATGCACGCTGCTTTGCAGACATGGCAGCAGCTGCAGCTAACGTAGTCAGGCATTGCTCTGAAGGCGACGCTGCCGAAGTCATTGGCTCTTACTCAGTGACTACGGCGGGACGCCTCCTGCTCAAGCCTGGCTCGTTGCCAGTTGAAGACGTCATCCAGCTGGCGCGTCACCTGATTTTGCATGGCGTAATGGGTGATCAGCCGCCCGAAGAGTTCGAGAGCAAGAAAGGCGAGTACAGCGATAAATTCGATGTTCGGACATTCGTTTACACCGCCGTAGCCCACCTCGGGATGAGCGAGGCAGATGCCTGGAACATGACGATGACCAGCTTCAGGGCCGCCATGAACGCCAAATTCCCGCAGAAGGAGAAAGGCAAGGTGCCAACTCAGGAGAAGTACGACGAAGTCATGGACTGGGCAGAACAGATGCTGGCAATGGATGCGCAGAGGCATGGTCCGCATTAACAGCCTACGAAATGAAACGATAAGCCCTGCGTCCGTGGGGCTTTTTTGCATCCGCAATAAACCCACCGCGCTTCACACGCGCACGTTATAATCCCAGAGCCTACAGAAAGCGAGCCTGAGAGTTAGTTGTACTCTGGGCTGCTATCTCTGTGTGACAGGCTCACTTTCTATAGGTAAACCTCATGCACTATCCAACCGTATCTGTAAACGGAGTTTCCGTTCGCGTTGATGACGAAGGGCGCTACAACCTCAATGATCTTCACGCTGCCGCAGTGGCTGAGGGCAAAGCCACGGAATCACAGAGGCCAAGTAACTTCATCAAAAGTGGGCAAATTAAAAAGTTTGCGCAAGAACTGACCAAAGCTACAAAAATAGCTTCGGTCAAGATTATCAAGGGTGGTGCTCAGCCTGGTATATGGGGGTTAGAGTTGGTGGCGATTCGCTATGCCGCATGGCTTAGTGTTGAATTCGAAATAAAAGTGTACCAAACCTTTCAGTTGGTGATCCGAAATGGCATCAGTGCCATGTCCCGCCTGAACAAAATTGACCACATCATCAATACTGAAACCAAGCAGATCAGCCAATGCGCCAGCCAGATGGCCAGATGGGGTTCCGGCGGCCGCAAGCAACTACTGAACGCAGCACGGGATCGTGTTGCTGATGAAGTTCAAATGTATTTGCCTGGCATTATGTAGGCAGCGATAACCCGCTTAACTGCGGGTTTTATTTGATCATAAAATCCACGCTGTTAAGATGTTTCCGATTGCAATCAAAGGAAACAAAAATGAAAAAAGTAGTTGCTTTAGCTCTCGGGGCTTTAATGCTGTCTGGCTGTACTGTTCGTGTTGCTGATATGACTGTAGGCAGTACCAAAAACTATAACCTGAACGCAGCTAAGTTTGAAAAAGGTCAGCGCGTAACTGGTGAAGACAAAGCTCCGATTGTCATTTTCCCTCTGGGCATTCCTAGCGTCAAAACAGCAATGGATCGCGCCATCGAAAAAGATAAGTGCTCTGTAGGTTTGAGCGATGTTGTTATCTATCAGCTTAACCATGCGTTCCTGTTCGGCACGTATGGTTTCCGTGTTGAAGGTACTCAAATCATCGATAAATCTCAGCTTGGTTGCGAAAACCGCTAATCTGCTGGGTATACTGACAAGCCACCTCCGGGTGGCTTTTCTTTTTCGAGCGGGAGATCCCTGCTAGGATTCCCTCATCTTTTACCAAAGGGGATAGGGATATGAGTTTCGCTAGTCAATCAACACAGCAGATATTTCCATTTCCGGCTGATATTGCCTACGAAAAACTGATTGAGGCAATTCCAGAGCTCGGGATGTCTATAAAGCAAAAAGACGATATTTTGCGCAGAGTTTCCGTTAGTGCGGGCATCTCACTTTTTTCATGGGGTGAAAATGTCTCTATCGTGGTTAATGCCGATGGAGATAAGTCGTGTACTGTTGGTATCGACTCTTCACTTAAGCTTGGAGTAAACGTGACTGGAGCGCATAGGCATCAGAAGAATTTTGATAAAATTATCTACGCCCTTAGCAACAAGTTGAAGGAATGGCAAAGACAGCAACCATTGGATCTCGGCCCCGAAAAAACTGATGAAGAATACTTGGAAGAGGCAAGAAGAAAAGCCGGCCTACTCTAAGGTAAAAACTAACTAACAAGACCTCGCTCCGGCGGGGTTTTTTTATTGCCCGGAGAAAATGAAATGGCCGAGAACGTAGGTGATATTGAATATGTAATCAAGGCTGATACGGCTCAGTTGCTACGCGCTGACAAGCAGGTGCGGAACGTAACTGACGGCATGGAAGGCGGGTTCAACCGCGCAGACAAGGCTGCATCATCGCTGAGCTCCTCCTTCGGCAGCCTAAGCCGGGTTGCCACTTCTCTTATGGCAATTTTGTCTGTGCAGCAGGTGGCTCAATACGCTGACGCGTGGACGACTCTCAATAACAAACTGGCAAACGCCCTTCGGCCTAGCGAGCAACTGGTTGACGTTACTGAGCGAGTATTTAATATCACGCAGCAAACTCGCGGCAGCCTCGACGCTACAGCTTCTTTGTATGCAAGGCTGGAGCGAGCAACCAGGGAATATGGAACCAGCGCTGATGATCTGGCTAAGCTAACTACCATCATCAACCAAGGGTTTGTTGTCTCCGGTGCGACCGCTCAGGAAGCAGAAAACGCTATTATCCAGTTGTCTCAAGGGCTGGCATCAGGTGCGCTGCGCGGTGAAGAATTCAACTCTGTGAATGAGCAGGGGAACCGCCTGATAGTGGCGCTTGCTGACTCTATGGGGGTTGGCATTGGACAGATGCGTCAGATGGCTGCGGCCGGAAAGTTGACTACTGATGTTGTGGTGAACGGGTTACTTTCACAGGGGGTGACGATCGGCAATGAGTTCGCCAATACCACCACAACTATCAGCCAGGCTTTGCAGGTTGCCGGCAACAATATCACCAAGTTCTTTGGTGAAAACTCCACGGTTAAAACCGGTACAGCGATTTTCAACGACGCCGTAATCAGCGTCAGTGAAAATATCGGCGCTTTAAGTGCCATTCTGACTGGTGTCGCAGCGGTAATGGGAAGTCGTTACGTTGGCGCTCTGACTATGGCGACCGCTGCTAAAGTTAAGGCTGCTGTGGCTTCAAGGAATCAGTCAGCCGCTGAACTGCAGGCCGCACAGGCGGCGGCAAACAAAGCTACAGCAGATCTCCGCGCTGCCGCCGTCGGAAAAGAACGTGCGCTGGATGAAATCCGCCTTGCGGAAATGATGAAGCAGACAGCCGTTAGTGCAACAAACGCTGCCGCTGCTGAGCAACGTTTATCTGCGGCCCGTGCAGCAGCAGCTGGAGCTGTTGATAATTACAATCGCGCTCTGGCAGCAAATAAAGCGGCACAGGCTGGATTGTCTACAGGAGCAGGGCTGGTTAGCCGAGGATTGTCTCTCATCGGTGGCCCCGCTGGCGCTGCCATGCTCGCGGCCAGTGCAATTCTATATTTCTCTCAGAGAGCTAAAGAGGCCAGAGACGATGCCAATAACCTGGCAGATAGCGTCAATGAACTGAGCGCCAAGTTCCAGACCATGTCGCATACTGAGCTGGCAGCAACCATCGGCAAGCTAAGCCAGAACCTTCCTACACTTAGCGATGCGGTAGCCGACGCACAGAAAGAATTTAACGACGCTACAGCTGCTGTTCAGAGGCAAGAAAGGGAGATAGCTAACTGGGGAACGAACACTACTCGAGGCCGTCAGGCTGCTGAAGCATTAGGTGGTGCCCAGGATAAATTAGCGATTGCAACTCTCGAGCTTGAACGTGCTCAGAATCGCCTTAGCCAGACGCAGAACGCTATTAACATAGGACGCTCCACGCTCAATGGCACGATGAGGCAAGGGATTGACCTGCTTCGCCGGGATGGTGAGGAAGCTAGTGTCACCGCTGGCATGATGGGCAGGCTTGGAGACATGATTAACTTTGCCGCAAAAGCGAAGGAGAAATTCAACTCCAGCAGTTTGATGGTAGAGCGCCCGAAAGATGTTCAGGACTACCTTGATAAACTGCAAGACCAGGTGACGCTACAAAGTGAACTCAACGATCGCAAACGTGCGCAGTTGAGGGCTGAGCAGGACATCAGGAAGCTGGGCGGAAGCGAGGCGGACGTCAGACTGGCGAGGGAAAGGGCTGCTGCCGAATACGACGCGCAGCAAGCTCAGCAGAAAGGGAAAAAGGAAACAAAAGACGCCGCATCCGAAGCATCCAGGGCAGCCAACCAGCAGGAAGCCGTTGCCCAAAAACTTGCCAATCTTAAGCAGCAAACAGACCTCGCAGCTGATTCAACAAAAGAATTAAGCCGCGAACAGGCAGTTCTCGCAGCCCAGCAATCGCTAGGGAAAGGAGCAACTCAAGAGCAGATCGCGCTGGCTGGTAAATATCGCGGGGAAATTTGGGATACAGCAAATGCCCTTAAAGCCCAGGCCGCTGCGGAAAAACTACTACCGGAAGCCAAAGAGAATGCTAGCTACAAACAGGATGTTGAAGACCTTAAAACCGCTCTGGCCGCCAAGAAGATAAGTCAGGAGCAATTCAACGAAACATCTCTGCGTATCGAGCAGCAGCATCAGGCTAACCTGGCAAAAATCCGGGCCCAGCAGGCAGTAACACCTCAGCAATCTGCAATTGGTGAAATCGACCCGGTTCAGCAATTAGCAAATCAGCACGCGCAGGAACTGGCTCTCATCCAGCAGTTTGAAACCCAAAAGGGCCAGATCACTCAGCGTGGTCTCGAACTGATGAATGCTGCCAATACTCAATACGAGCAGGCTCGTATCGCTGCGCAATGGGAAATCTATCGCAACCAGAGCACCACCAACCAGCTCATGGCTGACGCTGTAGATTCGCTTCAGGGCGGAGCTACCAATGCCATAACCGGGCTGATTAACGGCACTCAGAGCCTTCAACAATCACTGGCTAACATCGGCACTACCATCCTTAACAGTGTGGTTGGCAGCTTTGTTCAGATGGGCGTGGAGTGGGTTAAGAGTCAGTTAATGGGGCAAGCTGCAGCCGCTGCATCACTGGCATCGACTATGGCACAGGCTACCGCCGCCGCCTCTGCATGGGCGCCAGCCGCAATGAGCGCCTCAATCGCCACATACGGCAGCGCGGCAGGGGTAGGCCAGGCTGCGTATGCTCAATCTTTGGTTGCTGCTAAGGCAATGGCTCTTGCAGGTGGTCGCCGTTACGGCGGCACGGTATCAGCCGGCAATGCCTACCGCATCAACGAAGATGGACGCTCTGAAATCTTCCAGACAGCAGGTGGGCAGCAGGCATTCATCCCGAACCAGTCAGGAAAGATCATTCCTGCTGATAAGGTTGGAGGTGGCGGTGGAGTGGTGCAGCACATCACCTTCGAAATCAACACCACTGGCGGCATAGACGATGCGACCATGGCTAAGATGACACAGATGATGAAGCAGGTCAGCCTCAATACCATCCGCGACCAACAACGCCCTAACGGGTTACTACGGAGGTAATCGTGCCAGAAATATTCACATGGACACCGCAGAAAGCCTACTCCGTTGAGCGAACGCCGAACGTAGCCGTTATTAAACTCGGTGACGGTTACGAACAGAGACAGGTGAAGGGTATCAATCCGTTAATGGATAAATACTCGCTCACCTTTCGCGGCGTCAGCGGGGCGTGCCGTGGCAATCCAGCGAAGGATGCTGAGGCATTTCTCAAAGCGCGAATGGCAGTAGAGGCGTTCTACTGGACGCCATCCGATACGGGAGTACAGAAGCTTTTTGTCTGCCGCTCCTGGAATATGACAAAGACCGGGCCGCTGTTTGAACTAACGGCCACGTTTGAACAAGTGCCACGATAAGCCACCTCCGGGTGGCTTTTTTAATGGGAGTTTGCCGTGCGCGACATACCTGCAAATTTAATTATCGACAGTGTAGACGCCGGAGTTGGCGCATTCATCGATTTGTTCGAAGCTGACCTGCAACCCTTTGGTGGTGACCTTATCCGGTTCCATTCTGGCACAAATGGCTATTACGGGAACGTTATCTGGAAAGGTAACCAGTATCAGGCGTACCCGATAGCAGTGGAAGGATTCGAGTCAAAGAACGAAGGAACATATGCCCGCCCGTCAATGGCGGTGGCGAACGTTACCGGCTTATTGACGGGTATCAACCATGACTTTGATGACATGCTTGGCGTGGTTATCACCAGGCGTCAGGTGCCGGTTAAGTACCTGGATGCGGTGAATTTCCCGAACGGTAACCCTGATGCCGATCCAACTCAGGAAGCAGTTTCCCGCTACGTCGTTGAAGAAATGACGGAAGAGACGTTCGAACAGGTGACCTACACGCTGGCGACACCGATTGACTGCGATAACGCCATTATCCCGGCTCGCACTATTCTGGCAGACGTGTGCCAGTGGCAGTATCGCGGCGTCGGGTGTGGATATGACGGGCCTCCTGTTGCAGATGAGCGCGACAATCCAACCACGGACCCGGCGAAAGACAAGTGCTCTCACCGCCGTAGCGGCTGCCGCTTCCGTTATCCGCGACCGGAACCAATGCCAATCAGTAGTTTCCCCGGCTCTCAGAAGGTTTCCTGATGCAAGAGTTACTCGAATATGCGGCATCGTCGCAGGATGAGGTGTGCGGCTTAATCCTTGATGGCGATCGGTTGTTCCGCTGCAGGAATGAGCATCCCGAACCGGGCAAGCATTTCCGCATCAGCGATGATGACTGGCTGAAAGCCGAGGAAGCGGGAGATGTAGTGGCGGTGTTCCACTCGCACCCACAAAACGTACCGTTCCTTTCTGGTGCTGATCGCCAGATGCAAGGGATTACAGGGCTTCCGTGGTGGCTTGCGTGCGGTGGTAGGATTCGCAAATACAGGCCAGTGCCATTCCTGCTGGGGCGCAGGTTCGAGCATGGTGTTATGGACTGCTACACATTGTTCAGGGACGCATATCATTTGTGTGGTATTAGCCTGCCGAACTTTGAACGTGCGAATGGTTGGTGGTTACGTGGTGAAAACCTCTACCTGAAAAACATGCCGCTCAATGGCTTTCACCAGGTATCACCGGGAGAAGCCCTGCCTGGTGACGTCATCATCAGACAACCATTCCCCGGCGCTGACCCTTGCCACGCAATGATTCTCCTCGAAGACAATATGGTGCTTCACCACGACCACGCTGGACACCTGAGCCGGAGAGAGACTATGCGTCCGGCATACGTTAAGCAGATGCATTCCATATGGAGACACGAACAGTGCTCATCTTTAAATTTGCTGGCAATTTACGCCGATTTTACCGCCAGGTCCCTCTGAACGTTGATACGCCAGCGCAGGGATTACGGTTACTCCTTTCCCAGAATCACGAATTTAAAAAAGCATTTCTTAGTTCCCGTATCAGGATGCGTGTCGCTGGTGATGAGGTGACAGGAGATTCCGTCCAGTGGCATATGGACAGAAACCTTAAAGACGGTTCCACAGTGTTGTTTGTGCCGGTAATTGAGGGGGCTATTTCGGGAACTTTTGCCCTTGTTGCCACCCTGGTCATCGCCGCTGCGTCTGTTGCGTACTCTATTTATATGGCCCGTAACATGAAAACGAAAACGTCGGCAGAAGCGGCGGAAACAAATACATTAACGAACAATTCATTTGCCAGTGCAGAAAACAGGGTAGGTCAGGGGCGACCGGTTCCAATTCTTCTCGGGGAAATGGAAGTCGGCTCGAACGTCATTTCTCTCGGTATTGACACAAGCAACAACCAGAACTGGACAGAATCAATTAGCTAAGGTGGCGCTATGTCTTCAGGTGGCGGTAAAGCATCAACCCCAACTCTCCTTGACGATAACCTCAAATCAAAACAATTTTACCGGGTGCTGGACCTTATATCGGAAGGACCAATCTACGGCCCGATTGATCAGTCACATTTGTCTTCATTCAGGCTGAATAAAACGCCGGTTACTGACGCCAACGGAAACGTTAGTGTTAACGGTATCAGCGTTGCATGGCGACCGGGCTCTGAAAATCAATTACCAATCAATGGTTTCTCTGCAATCGAAGCGACAACCATCGTCAATACTGAAGTTACCTACGATACACCGCTGGTGCGCACCATTACAGACCAGGATGTAACCCGGGTGCGTTTTAATATTGGGACAACCGGGTTGGTCGAGCAGGACACCAAAGGTAACCAAAAGAACACCTCAGTAACTATGGTCATCGAGTCCCGAACTGGTTCAACCGGATGGGTTATCGAAAAAAACGTTACTATCGGCCCAGGTAAAATTTCCGGCGAGTATCTTGAGGCGCACCTGATTGATGCCCCTGACACAAAACCGTTCGATATCCGTGTGCGTCGAATTACGCCGGACAGCACCAGTGATTTGCTGTCAAACGGCACTATCTGGAACAGCTACAGCGAGATCACTGACGATAACCTGAACTATCCGTTCTCCGCTATCGCTGGTGCGGTTATTGACCGAGACCAGTACACCGACACCCCTAGTCGCACATACCATCTTCGCGGACTGATTGTGGATGTTCCTGACAACTACGATCCGATTGCCAGAACTTACTCGGGGTTGTGGACTGGCGGATTCAAAAAAGCGTGGACTAACAACCCGGCGTGGCTGTTCCGTGAACTGGCGAAGAATACCCGTTTCGGGCTGGCGAAACGAGCTGGGTATATCGATGTCGATGACGGGGCGCTGTATGTTCTGTCTCAGTATTGCGATCAACTTGTTAATGACGGCTACGGCGGTCAGGAACCAAGAATGACGCTGAATGCTTATATTACCGAGCAGGCGAGTGCGCGTGACATTCTTGACAAGATAGCGAGCATGTTTCGCGGTATAGCGCTGTGGGACGGGATGCGCCTGTCCGTCATGCTTGATGCGCCACAGGACCCGATTGCGACAATAACAAATGCTAACGTAGTTGATGGCGAGTTCAAACGTAGCTCCGTGAAGCGTTCAGAGAAATACAATGCCGTTGTTGTGTCATGGACTGACCCGGATAACGGCTGGGAGCAGGTGAAAGAGTATGTTTCCGACGATGAGATGATCGCACGTGGAAACTATAACGAAACGACCATTGAGGCATTTGGGTGTACGTCCCGAGGCCAGGCATGGCGAGCAGGAAAATGGCTGCTGGAAACAGCGAAGCGCGAGAGCAGCAGACTGTCATTCCAGATGGCGCGTGATGCTATCCACTTCACGCCGGGTGACATCGTTGAAATCATGGATAACAACTATGCTGGTGCGCGTCTTGGTGGCCGCATTATGTCGCATGCAGGTAACAAAATTACTGTTGATGCGGTTGATGCGTCTCTAATATCAGAAGGCGACACCATGTCGATCATGGGCAGTGACGGTAAGTTCGTTAAGTATGATATTGGCAGTATTGCCGACAATATAGTGACGTTGAAAACAACGCCAGCATGGGTTCGTGACGGTACTGTATTTGCCATTTCTACCAGCAACGTTTCTACCAGACTCTTCCGCATCCTGAGCATTGCCGAGACGGATAACAATTCAGTCTACAGCATCACTGCATCGCAACATGATCCGAACAAACAGGCCATTGTTGATGAAGGTGCTGTGTTTGATGTTCCAAGCGATACGCTGAACGGTTACCGCGTACCTAACGTGGAGAACCTGCGCATCATCAACACCAACTCTGAGACTGTACAGGTTACTGCAACATGGGAGACGGCAACAACTACCAAAAAGCTTGTTTTCGAACTCTATGTCTACTCGGCTGATGGGAAAGTGGTAGCTCAGTACGAAACAGACCAGTTCCGCTATGAGTTTTTTGGTCTGAATGCCGGTAGCTACACGCTGGGTGTTCGTGGTCGTAATGAAAACGGGATGAAAGGCGCAGAGACACAAATCAGCATGGTTATCGGCGCACCACCTGCGCCATCCAGTGTTATCTGGACGCCCGGCTTGTTCTCTGCTGACCTGGTTCCTGTTATGCGCATTACGGCAACGACCGACACCTCGTTTGAATTCTGGTATTCCGGGCTGAATCAGATAGAAAATCCCGCAGACATTGAAGACCAGACTCAGTTCCTTGGGCGCTCTAACCAGTGGACCCTTCATGGTCTACAGGCTGATAAAACATATTACGTCTATGTTCGCACCAGGAATGCTTTCGGGGTATCTGAATTTGTTGAAGCATCCGGGCAGGCGTCATCTGATATTCCAGGAATGATAGATCTTATTGATGGGCAAATACGAGAGTCAGATGCGTTTAAAAATGTTCAGGAGGGTGTTGATACGAACCTGGAAGGCATTATGGAAAATGCGCTGGCGAACCATGGCACCGTTGAGCATCAGTATCAACAATATGGTGAGGTACGTGCTGATATTCTTGTCGTAAAAACCACGGTGGCTACCGCCGAACAGGGGCTCGCTGATCTGTCCAGTTATGTTCAGGCGTCAATCGGACCAGAAGGCACTTTGACTGCTGCGGTTAACCAGAAACTGACCGCCGAAGTAAATATTGATGGAACGGCAAAAGCTTCTTATGTCACTAATCTCGGCATTGTCAGGAATGGAGTGAAATACAGCACCGGGTTCGGTATGTCGATTGAGCCATCGGGGAACAGCTATAAATCCACAGTGGTTTTTGCTGCTGATCAGTTTGGTATTTATTCCGGAAGTGATCCGGGAAATTACACTGCTGCATTTTTTGTCTATAACGGGCAAGTATTTATCCGCGATGCACTAATTCAGGATGGCAGTATCACCAATGCCAAGATTGGCAACTATATCCGGTCCACCTCTTTCATCCCTGGTCCTTCTGGGGCTGGGTGGAATATCGACAAAAACGGGAACTGTGAATTTCATGGACAGTTTTATGCGAACAGCGGCCAGTTTTCATTTAACGGTACCAATAACACAGTTGTTATCAACGGTAACGGAGTGACAGTTAATCTTCCTGGTGGTGGACGGGTTGTCGTCGGGAGGTGGTCATAATGCCGGAAGGGATTCTGATTGATTACAACGATGGCCGTCCGGTGATGGCAATTACTGCGGGGCTGCGAGCACCCAGTTTTTGTACATCGTTCTCGGGCTGGTCATCCCAGTTCATGCAGTACCCGGTCAATACCCCGCTTGTTCCCGGTTCGCAGGCTATCGTTGTGCCAACTAATCCCATCTACATCTATTCCTTTGCTGAATTCGACGTGGCCATAATGACGGGTGTCACCCGAAACGGTGATTCCGGGGTAATCATCGGGGCTGAGACAATAGGGGGGAAAAGCATTGTCCCTGACTGGTCAGGCTACGTTATGGAATTGCTGCCTGCGGCGACTTACAACGAAGGATTACTGGTTTCAAACTCGACTGACTTTACCGCCATATCCAACCAGGCCGCGCTGATGACCTGCGCTTATTCCGGGCGCATTACGGTAAACGGTAGCGCTGCGCTTCCGGTCACCGGTATTCCTTTCGGCAAATGGGATAACCCGAATGTGTCGGTGGGATTTGATGGAACCAGTATCATCGTGCGCGATATTTCCTACACAGGGCGGGACGATGTGGCCGGAACGGCGACGATTGATCTGGTGATATTCAATCAGACCGCACCTGTCGGCGGCGACGGTATCACGATGACCAACGCCGCAGGCCAGGTGACATTCTCCACGCTGAAACGCCCCTTTGTATATGACCGACAAATCCAGATAACCGATGCTTTCCAGAATATTGGCGGCGGGTTCTGCC